AAACCATAACTAGAGTAAATTGACTGTAATTTCTCAATTGTAATTCCGCTACATGGAATTTTATCTGTTTCTGTCGGGAGAGGTATTAATTGAAGTGTATCCCCATTTTTATCAGCCGCTCTACAAATTAAACTAATCATTTGATCGAAATATCCTCGATTCCGATATTCAGGGTATATTGCGAGTAAATTGACAAATACATTATGTTCGCTGTAGTAATGCAAGTCGATTTTCCCGATTACGTTTCCATCTGAATCGTAAATTAGGTGCTGGTTTATGTATATACCCTCGACGCTTGCTAGGTTAATTAGTGTTTCGGAAAATAGCTTCATTTACGTCTCGCTTAGAAGTAGAGCGTTTCATCTTAGATTGTAGCATGAAAAAGATGGTTGGCTCTATCTTACTGTAGCTTCCAACGGTAAGTTAAAATCCGACAAATCTAGATGCGTATGTACTCCAATTAGTTGCATTCTTATATGCTTCGATGCTTTCATTGGGAACATATATAATGAGACGAGGGTCATAATCTATTAAAGAATTATCGTATATTTCAGGTGGTGTGATTGCTTCTATTCTCAAAGAGATTAGATTACGTAGAGAGTTCATCGAGACTGGTCCGATATATCTACAATCAGGCCCTATAATAATTGAGGTCATTGAGTAGCAATACTGGAAGGTACCAGTGTCTAGACTAATGATAGATGGTAAGTGTACTATTTTTAGTGATTGGCAATATTGGAAAGTGAATGCACTTGTCTGTTTAAGATTAGAAAATACAATGTAATCTAATGAATAACAACTTTCAAAGGTATATACCGACATGCTTAATGTGAGAGGGAATGAAATAGAAGTGAGTGAATGACAATTCTGAAACGCATAAACATCTATATAATTAACCATTGGTAAAGAGACTAGAATGAGGGAATTATTGTTTTGGAATGCAAATACCCCTATACTTGCGGCTAACGGAATAGTTATTGCCTTAAGTGCGTAGCAATTTTGGAAAGCGAAGTTACCTATGTTAATGGTTGATGAGAATCCTGTTGTATATTTCATTGTCCTGAAGGCTATACCCGAGAATGCTCCATTACTAATATCAGTTACACTATCATTTGCCCAATATTCTGTTACAGATACGTTTTCTATAAGTGGATATTCGGGTGTTCCTAGTCCTATTGTAAAAGTTCCTTCTCCATTAGAAATATGTAGTTTGATTACATAAGCACCCTTCTCTACATAAGGTTCATTCTTAAAAATTCTAATGGCCCCTTGTTCAGAGCATATTGCAGTTGTTCCATCTCCCCAGTCAATAGTAAGCTCTGAACTGTCAGATTTAACTATATTAATATTAGGCAACATTCCAATATAAGGCGCAGATGCTTCATTAATATTAGACGAGACTCCAAAATTAGGAGATGCCTCTACAAATATTGTTTGTTTTCCATCACTTGGCAGATATACTGCGATAATGTCTACATTACTGTTTATATTTGACGCAGAAGTAGACCATGAATGAAATGTCAAACCATCTATTTTTGGAGCGGTTGGGTTTTCTAATGTTTCGCCTGACGCTGCCCATTGCTGTGCAATTATATTTCCTCTATAGTCAAACCATCTTACCCTATAATAGCCTACATTAGGCGATTCTGGAGTTAACGCTGGGAAATATCCACTCCCTCTCCACTTATATGGGATTGAATTTACAATTACTATTTCATCTGGATTATTTCCTAGATATATTGCATTAATTGCAATCACATTTGCCTCTAAAATTGTATCATATTGAGGCGAACTAGTTTTCTCAGTGTAATTTACGTATATAGATGCGTATGATTTGTTAATGTCTGCGGTAGATTTATATCCTTCATCTCTGTCAATGAATTTTAATTCATCTTCAAAATGAAGATTAATACCTAGCATACCTGAAGTATTTCCTATGATTAGTAGATTGTCTCCAGCAGGATAATTAACGTATCCGAAGTCTCTAATCAATTCGATTTTGTCATTTTTCTTAGAAATTACTGCAACTCTGAGTTTAGCTGGGTTTGTTAAGTTCAATGTTAAACTTACGTTAGAGTAAGAACCCCATTCATTTAGAACAAAAGCTGTTTGAGTTAATGACTTTCTAGTAGATTTGACTGCGGTTATTTGCATACATCTATTTAGTTTAATAAAAAAAGGGGGGGTCAAAACCCCCCACTTCTCATTATACTTTCAAAGTAGCTCTACCGTATCTTCGGTCTTTACTAATAAGATCTCTTAATTGATTCTCCAGTCCCTTATATAATGGGCCGTATTTCCTATCAAGTGTATCTTTAATCTCAATGTAGTCGTCAGCATCGTTTGGATTCTTTTCGATTTGTTCTTCAACAATAGAAACTAATGCAAATGCAATCTCTATGAAAATTTGAGCTTCCTTGGTGTAATCGCCTTTCGCGCCTTTTAGTAGATTATTGTATTGCTGTTCAAGTGCAGATCTGACCGTTGAGTGAGGTGAAGTCATAATCATGTCTTCAATGCCTTCCAAGAGTGCATATTCGTCTATACTAATTAGATCATTTGCAACTCTCATCCATTGCTTTGCTTCTTCGCTAGTCTTATTCATTGCATATTCTATTTTAGCGAGCGTCCAGTCGTAAAGTAATTCAAGTGCAGTATACAGGTCTGCTGGATGTGGATCTTCGTGGAAAATAGCCATTAATGTAGATCGAAATTTCTCAATATATGGAGATAGATTTTCTCTACGATTCCTCATCTTATTAGCTGCGTCTATGTTTGCTTGCTTTTCTTTTTCAAATTCGCGATCCTTAATGGATCCCTTTGGTAAAGTATTTCCATCTCGATCAGTCACAGGTTTACCGAACTGGTCATATTCAGGATCAAATGCTTCATCATCTTCTTGTGGGTTAAACATATCTAAATCCATACGAGTTATTTAGAAAAGGATTCGCCTAAATATTATTATGAAAATTCTAATCGGGAAGTATATCTACGAAAGTCAGGGAGTTCCGTTCAATAATGAAGATGTTGTTGAACTGTTGGAGTCTCATGGTGTATCTTCGTTATCTGCATTAAACAATATGCTAGAGGCAATTGATAAGAAAAATAAGGAATTAGATGAAACCGTTCCAGATTTAGAACCAACTCCTGAGGAAAAACTAGAAACTGATAAGATGAAGCAGGGTCAGGAAGCAGTTCCCGAACCTACTCCTGCAGAATTGCCACCTGAAAAGCCAGTAGAGCCAGAAGCACCTGTCGCAGAACCAGAAGCTCCCGCCGAGCCTGAAACGCCTGAAGAAGCACCCGTTAAGGAACCAGAGCCTACTACACCTACAAAGGAAGAAAAGCCTGAAGTAAAGCCTGTCGCGGCTCCTACAAATCCACCTGCAATTCCACCTAAAGCAGAATTACCTCCAACTCTTGAGAGGTCTGATGAATGGTTGCCTAGTAAGAAATTAAGCACATTGTATAATAACTTCATTGACTTCTTTGGCGAAGATTCGGTTAATGCCGCTGGAACAGTTGTAGGTCTTGAAGCACCCGGACTAAAACAAGATTCAAAGTATCTACAGTGCGATATTACTGCCGACGTGCAAGGAAGTGAAGAACAACCATATCATACTTGGATTAAAATAAGACGTAAGCGAAATACTCAAAACTGGTCTTTCAACAATCCATGTGAAGTTCGTTGCAATTGCAAGGCGTTTAGTTATTATGTTGCGAACGCTAATCTTAGAAATAAGAGTTTAGCTGGAAGTCCAACTAAAGGTAAGGTATATAAAGACGAGAACGGAATCAAGAGAACGCTGAATTTCCTACTTCCTGCTCCGGAAAATAATCCAGCTTCTGTTCCTGCATTATGCAAGCATTTAGCTCTTGTTGCAAAAAAACTGCTCGATAATGGTATGTTGACCGAAGAGTAATGTTTCGTTTAGGCACACTCGCCATATTGTCGATAGATAGATGAGGTTGGCATGTAATTTGTTATCATATATGTATTGAAAGGAGGCAATTATGCCTAAGTTGAGATATTCGGTTGCTGTGGATAGTGATAGTGGGATTTCTGTTGATGTTGAGGTTCCGGGATATTCTCGGGAAGACATTTCGGTTGAAATCAAACCTTATGTAAGTGAAATATTTGGACTGCCAATTGAAGTTAAAGGATTGCATATTCTAGCAAATAATGATAAGCGTGGTAAGGTAGAAGGAATTATTGAAATAGAAAATCCAAGTAGATTTAATATAGCTGAAGTATCTGCGGAAACTATCAATGGATTATTGACTATTAAACTACCTTATAGTAAAAAGTATACGAGTGTGACTATTCCAGTTATGTGACATTAGTTACATAATGAGGTTCGAATGCGGCGTAATATTCATAAGGAAAATTCTTCGCCGCACTTCTACCATATAGTTCCATTCGTGCTTTATCGTAATACTTCGCAGCTAATAAAGGGTCGGAATATCTTCCGACCTTTGTGCATTTGCCGTTTACATATACATTAGCTACGTATTTCTTGTTTCCTTTTTCATTAGGTAAATGTAAAACTCCGTAATATCCAGTAGCTGGCTTTTTTCTGTCCCTTGTCAATGCCACTTTTGTAAATATAATGTTTGATTTCATGTAGTTGTATGGATTTCCATCTTTGAAATTCATGAATCCGAACTTCTTTTTATTGAATACTAATTCAACTACTGTAGTGTGTCTTTTCGCATTATGTCTAAAATATACTAAAGGTAATGCACCTCTATGCACTTTAATTCGATAACAATCCTGTTTAGTTTTGATGAGGGAAAATACTAAATCTTTATCTTCTCGGTCAATTATACATACCCTAGCTTCATTCTTTTTATATCTCACCAAGAAACATACTTTATTTTCATCTTCGTATATCACTTTGTGAGTAAATTTTGATTTTCTCTTTATCTTACCAATTTTAGCGTCGTGTATTGAATCTCGGGAACGATCTCTAAATTCCTCATTTTCATAGATATTTTCTTGAAATCCCGGAAAGCCTTTAGCTCCGTGTAACAGTGTTAGTTTTGGAAAGTACTTAATATTTTTTTCACAGTATTTTACTGCAGATTCTACCTCAGTATCCTCATATACTAATAGGCTTTCTTCTGTTCTAGGCAATAAAGCAAATACTCTATATTTCACAATGAGTATTTATTTTCGATAGGTCATAAATATTCACATGATACCACAAAGAATAATCCTAGAAGGTAAGAGTTATTTGATGCTAGAGGAAAATCTAGGTCGTCTGCAATATACCCCGTTCAAACAAGGTTCCATTAACTCCAAGCACTATTCAGACTATGAGCCTATCACAGCAGTTGGAATTGCTCCAGTAGACACTGTGACTCGTAAGACCATTGATAAGAAAAAGGTTGAAGTTCAAGATTTGAAGTTTGCTATTAAGTTCAAATGGAATGTTGATGTTCTTGCCTCGAATCCAGACTTATTCCTTAGATATTACAATTATTTTGAAGCTGCACCTCAGACTAATGACGGTAAAAAGGCTGGAGTTGCTAGTAATACTGCGATTGATTTCATGCCTTTCATAAACGATCCAGTTTATTCTCAGACATTCAACGAAGTTCTAGGTGCTGGTGAATTTGAAGATGGTGAGGATGCTTCTATATTGACAGAAGCCCGTAAGCCAAACAAAAAAGATGAAATTGATGCAGAGAAACAGGCTCTGCAGAATGACATGGCTTCAATGGATGATGCATTCACTGATGTAACTGAAGACGAAGGCGATTTGGCGACGGTCGATGAAAATGACGTATTTGGTAAGGATGTAACTAGGGGTAAGACACCTGAATTCTTCTTTTATCTAGTCTTCAAGTATGATGAAGAGTATAATAACGATAGTAAGATGAGAGTCGCTGCATTTAATGATTCTGATAATATCGAAATCATTAAATTAGTATCTGAAGGTAATGCAGATAATCCGAACATTGCAATTACTGGTAGGGTTTTGGAGAAGAAGGCACTTGGATTCTATAGAGAACTATTGGGAATTCTAAATGCCAATCACAAGGCTATTACCAAGGCGGTTAATGAGGAAGAGAAGGAATTGGGACTCGATACTTCTGCAATTCCTACTAACAATGAAGAATTGGATTTCGATGCAAATACTCTACCCCCTGAAGATGGATTGACTTCAGGATCATTTGATGAACCTTCCGATGAGGTGAATCCGTTGGATGTTCCTAGCGCAGATCCAAAGATCGTTGATACCGCCAATGCTAGTATCAGAAATGATCAAATAGCAAATGCCCCTTCAGCTACCCCTGAAGATGAAAGAGAGAAGTCTTTTAATAGGTTCAAGCAGTCTGCTGGAGTGTAAATGGTTCCTTTCTATCACCCTAGAATATTCGAACGAGTCAACATAGCTCTACTAGATCTGTTTGATCGCGTTAAGGTGAATAGGTACAATAGGGATGGAACTGTTAGGAAAAGAATTAGAGTACCTCTAACATTTCACTTCTCTAAGAACTTTGCAGATTTCGTATTGAATACCCAAGATGTTCCGGAATCTAAGCATACTTATCCAATACTCGGTTTACGAATGGGGGGATTGGAGAGAAATGCAGGGGCTACGCCTGCACGTACACAAATAAGAGAAATATACGATAGGGCTAGTAAGCAAATGATCCAAGACGCAAGACCAAGTCCTTGGGTTCAAACATATACACTAACATCATATACAGAACAAATTCAAGATCATTTTCAGATGATGGAACAAATCATTCCTTATTTTAACCCAACATTTAACACTACTATTAAGGAATTCGAATTTTCTAATTTGAAACGCGACATTATAGTGGAGCTAGTTGGAGTCGCACCTCAATATAACGATGAAGTTGATAGGGAGAAGGCTAGGTCATATGTCTGTGAATATACATTCAAAGTAAAATTTGACATGTATTCTCCATTCTATCTAGGAACTTTGATTAAGGAAATAAACAATAAGATAGCATTAAGCGGAAAGCCTATTGAATTAATTAGGAGTTTTGAGGCTGAAGACATTACAATAGACGAATATAATGATATATTGCAAGAAATGATACTAGCTAATATGCTCGCGGATGATGTAGATAAAGAGAATATCGACCTAGGTGATGAGTTGTTTAATCCTAGTGGAGTACAGGCTTCAACTGGAAATCAAATCAATACTGTAGTTGCAAGTGGAATTAAAGTCGAAAATCAAGATGAGTTTGTAAAATATTTCGACATAAATGCTAATTCCCAAACAGAATTGATTACTATTCCCGCTGGCAAGAAAATAATAAGTGCGTCTGTTGCTGTTATTGATCCATATAATAAGTCTTCGTCAAATGTCTCAATAGGTACATTGGAAAATAGAAGTTCGATTATGGCTTCAAGAGACTCTAATCTATCACTTGCCACCAAATATGAAATTGAATTTGATCCTGTTAAGTTGATTCAGGACACCACATTATATGTATTCTATGATAGACGAGAAGCTACCGTTGGTAGTTTTGAAGTCACTATTAAGTGGGCTTAATAACCCGTCTGATTATGCCAGAATACATTTCCATTAGCATTTGGATTGAACATCGGATTCAACGCTGGATTGGCCATGGTTTCATTTCGCCATCTAGTTGCATCTTCAAAGGTTACTTTAGATGACGGTGCAAATATAAGCGAGCCTGTATTATATTCTCCTTCACCCTTAACATCATCTTCTTCTAGCATTCTAGCTAGAGCTTCTTTGATTAGTACATCATCAGTATCTTCAAGACCGTCTATTTTTACCGTAGATGGCTTTTTATGAATAGATATTGGGTCGATGTTTCCATAGAAATATGGACTATTGATGTAGTATAGCATTGATAACACTGACAATACGCAGTCGTCGTGATTATCTCCTATTGCTTTATATGAATTATCTTTCTTACCAAACATTTCTATTTCGGAGTATGTATTTTCATCTCTTAGCTTAATAGCCTGTTTCTCACAATATACTTGCAATAACGTACACGCCTTAATTTTACGTTCATGACTCATCCTAAAGCCAATTCCTTCTTTTTGCATATTAATTACGTTATAGTAATTGCTATTGTGGACTAATAATCCAAGTATTATTCCACCTGCAGGCTCCATGGTTTCAATTATTACGTATGGATCGTGATACATTTTACACATTGCTAATATTTTAGATACAAAATTCTCAGGAGGTACATCATTTGACTGATAAATTGCTACCTGTTCAATATCAGTATTTGAACGAACTAACCACACTTGAGCAACTGTAAAGTCCTGATGAGTACCCATTGCAGGGTCAACCGTAATAAGATATTCGTAATTATTTTCCTTAATTGTTTTTTCTGCAAGAGGCCACGAGAATATTCTCAACTTCTTTTCGTCTAGAACATTAAGAGGATCTTTCTGATACTTCTCCTTGAGTGCTTTTACATAATCAGCATGGACTAATGTAGCCAATGATCCTTCAAATGCGCAATCATATTCTTGCTTAAATGCAATCTCGCCTATTTTCTCAATTTCTCCTTTACGCCATTCGTCGTCTCTTCCGGGCACATCATTCCATCTAATTCCAAATGTGATGAAATCGTCGTGTTCTAGTTTTCCCTGTTTAGCTTTTCTTTCATTCTTATCCCACATCTTATAGAATTGATTTTTACCTCTAGGGGTAGAAGTAATTACAATCTTAGCGTTTGGGTCGGATGATACAGTAGGTATGACTGACGAAATAAATGCCATTGCTATATTATCGTCTACAAGTGCAAATTCGTCAAGGTATAGGAAGTTAACAGTATAACCTGCCGCTGCTTTTGCGTGAGTTGCCGCCGCACGAACTTCGGAACCGTTGGATAGAATGATTCTCTTTTCAGCCCATTTCTTCACACCCATTTGCATCCAAATGGGTAGATTCTCGATCATTTCTTTTATTCGCTTAAGCTGTTCCAGTGCCTTGTCTTGTTGATCTGCGAGAAGTAGAGCTTTGACGTTTTGGTTGAATATTATATTCCATGTAATGTATGCCGCCGTGGAAACAGATTTACCACTCTGACGACCCCACATACCCATTACGTTTGAATTATTATGAATTAGGTTGATATATTTAATCTGATAAGGTCTTAGCGTAAAGAAGACCTTCTTTTTCTTATCAATTATCTGTATGTAATTCTCAATGAAATATATAGGATCATTCATGCACTTGATGAGTTCATCTGTCATTTCATCGGTATATTCAACCTCATCATATTCGCCCCTAAGAGCGGCATTATTCATATACATGGTTTAATTATCTCCGATATTATTTAATACTTTTGGATGATAGATTTTCCATTAGTGCTTTTACGCTGAAACTATTAGGGGAGAATCTTACTTCCATTACAGTTGATTTACCCAAGATCTTATCTATATCAGCCTTGTTCAACCCTCGATTCACTAAATTTGAAATTTCTTCAGGAGTGAATTTGTGTCCGAGATCTGCTAGTGATTTGATTCTAGGTAGTGCTGATTTTGCTAGTTTCGTATTCTTGGCGTCTCCAGTGAATAGCGCGTTATACTCATCATCTCTGCGAATCTCCGCATCAGATCTTTCGGCATTTTGAGGGAATTTCTTATCGAAACTCTTCTGAATGTCAGCAGTGCTGAATTTCTTACCTAGTTTTGTTTCAATTTCGTTTTGTATTTCTTCAATTGCAGCTTTCCTGCCAATATTCCCTGCCCTGAATTCTTTTCCATATCGATTTAGAATGCTTGCAGGTGTTTCGGGTCCTTTTGTAACAGGCGCTGGAGTAGCTGGTGCAGGAATAGATGGCTCTATAGGTTTTACTTCTGGAGTCACTTCATTCTTTTTTGCTTCTTTTGCAGGCTTTGTTGGTTTTGCTTTTGCAGGCTTCTCAGCAATTGTTGGTTTAGGCTCTGCTGGGGTTTCCGTCTTATTCTGAATAGGTTGATCTGGTGGCTCAGCCTCAATCCCTGCCTTAGAGTAGATTTCTATTGGTAATTGGAAGATTATTTCGTTTCCACCTGTCCTCTTTGCCATTCCCTCAGTATTCAGGTTCTTGAATGGTATTTCGGTCTTAGTAGACTTTAACTTTCCAACATGTAGATGCTTATTCTTATTGGAATCCATGTATGAAATGGTTGAAGGGCTTTGAGAAGCAAAGTATACTGGGATTACTTCATCGTTCTGTTGTCCTTCGTAATTAGTAATGTATCCAACGAATATTTGCTCACCTTTATTCTTGAAAGTTTCTGTATGAGTTGTATCACCAGCTTGACTATATCCAACCACAAGATCGTAATTTCCAGCCGTTATTGTAAGCTGAGCCTTCTTAGCGGTTAGTAAATTATCTCCAAAATGAACACCCTTCTCTTCAAGATCGGTCATTCCCTTAGTTAGGATGCTGAAGAAGTCATCCTGTTTGACTCTTTCATCTGCAGGGAGTCGATAGTATTCAAATAGAGGTAGATATTCCTTGATCTCATTAGGAGACATGAATATATTTCCGTCTTCTGGAACAGTTGCTTTGAATTTGGTGAGTAGATCCTTAATATCATTCTTAACTTCACCACTATTTTCATTGGTAACAACAATTTCTTCTGGTTTTGCTGCGAAAATTTCTTTCATTAGTTTTACGGCTAATGGGCGCTGAGCTTCAATTTCATCATCTATGTACTTCATATCAGCATCTAGATTCAGATAGCCCGGAGCAATACCAACTACACCAGATTGGTTTCCGTCGATGTATGCTAGTTTGTTTTCGTCAATCATGTATCCAAATAACAAAGATGCTTTATAGAATTTAGTGTTTTGTGTAATTTTATTTTTATTCTGCATTCCAAATACAGAAGAAATATTCTTTGGATCTTCTCCACCAGTGGTTAATGAAATAATTGCGGAATCGGACATTCTAGACATAAATTCTCGACAACTTTCAATGAAAGCCCATTCGCTTTCTACATTGTCAGTATCTCCCATGAATTCAGCAGGAATTCTAGGAACTAGAACATCTTCTGCCGATAATGGAGAGAATGAATTTAGTCCCTTATTCGTAACTATCATATTGACGCAGCTAATGCAAAAATCCTTATGAGGACTCAATGATCCACGTCCACCTTTACGGCTTTTGGCTCTTGCTTTTCCACCTACATTTGAGGATTCCTCAGAAAACGTCTCATCTATTCCAGTGGCTAGATAGTCAATCAATCTGACTATTTTTAAGTCTTGCTTGAATGTTGTTGATTCAGTGTCTAATGGTTTAGTTGCCACTGCCTCCAAAAAACCTGTTACATTATGGAACTTCATTTCGCCTCCGAATTTTCATTATTTCCTGCTTTTGTAGATATTAATCTACTGAATCGAGCCAATCCACTATTCTCTTTATCGCTATATGCGGATGTTGGAGTTTTTGATGGGATGTTTGCTTTCTTTGGTTCAGTTGTAGGAGGCTTCATCGAGCTAATAGGTGGCTTCTTAGCGGTTGCAAGTGGCTTTTTATGCTGAGTTGTTGGCTTACTGGTAGCGACGGCTGGTGCTGGAGCTTGACTTGCTACAGGGGCCTCTACGGGGGTTTCCGTAGATACTGAAGTCTCAGGAACATCTTCAGGAGCAACCTTAATCTCAGGTAATTCCTCTCCTGATGCGTCACCTAGACATGCATTTGTGATTTCTTCAATTATCTTGTCAGATGCCGCAGGTTTTCCTAGTATTCCAACATACAATAAATCAAGGAAATCCTTCAAAGTAGTGGAAAATTCTGTTCTGTCTTTAATTGAAGATAGACTCTCCAAACGCTGTTGTAGAATTTTAACGTCCTCAGATCCAACTGGAGATACAGTTTTTAGTATTTCTGAAATATCCGCATTTAGTTTATTTGTGTCTAAACATTTTCCAGACTTTACCATATCTTCAACGGTCTTAGCAAATACTTCCATTTTATCTGCGAGATTCTCTGCTGTCACTTTTGTAATCGTTTCGATGGACTTTTCTACTTGAGTAGAATCTCCTCCATTTGTATTTCGCATCATCTCGGTTAATTGCTTCAATAGATTATCGAACAGTCCCTTCATTAGCTGTCTGAAGTCTTCAGATGTCATTCCACTAGTAAGTTTTTGATTAGCCTGAGCAACTGAATTCTTATCTAACTGACTTGAAGCCATATTGCTAACAAGATTCTGAACTTCTGGTTTAATCTTCTGGGCAAGAGTATCCTTTGCGGAGCCTTTGATCTTTTTCTGTTTTCTCTCTTCAGCCTGCTTTACGATTTCAGGCCCCATCTTCCATAGTTCTTCCTGAGTTACTGCAACTCCTTGTTTATTTGAAGCTGCTTCCGAAAGAACGCCTAAATCTTCAGGTACGTACTCTTCCGAAGGCTTTATCTTTTTAGCTGAATAGAATCCATCTTCCTCAAGGGTATGATAAATCTGACCTTTAACTATTATTTGATTCTTAGAATAGTCTTTCAACACAATAGCTTTCAATGATTCAATGGAGATGTCTGGATTATCTCTAATATCTAGACTACCTGAAATATAAATGGGTGAATCTACGGCTACATCCTTCAACCCGCAACCACGGAAACTAACATGTCCTTTAATAGCTTTTGAAGATCTCCATCCTCTAAGAGAATTAATCTTTGTGTGTTTTAGGTCAATTGCATAATTTGCGTCATTTCTTCCTGTAATCTCAGGTAATCCCTTTAAGTTTTCTATTTGTGTCTTTCCTTTTGCGAATTCAATTGATTTAACAGAAAAAGGAAATCCACTGAAGGTCTTAAATGAAGCATAGTTACACTTCAAGTTGCCTGTAATTTGTTCGATTGACACTTGTGGGAAAGACTCTGCGCCAGTATTAGAAATGTCAACATCCTTATTGACAACTATTGCAGCCGATCCATCTTCTGATTTTGTGGGAGTTAGAACCTTATCCTTGAATGCCTGAGCTAACGCAACATCAATTCCTTTGGTTTCATCATTGAAAACTGTAGAGTTTCCTGAGACTATTCTCAATAGTAATTTTCTCTCATCGTCGTCTAAATGCTTCCATTCGCCACTAATTTTACTCTTAATATTCGCAGATAGTATATTGGACATACGGTTAATTCCATTCTGAAGAACACCTTCAGTCACTGGATTCATATTATAATCGGCTAGGTCAAGTACGCTTTCAGTGTTCGGTTTTTTAGGAACAAACTCTGACTTAGATTCAACTTGATCCATTAGCTCATTGAATTTATCTAGGTCGTGATACATTTTTACCTCACCTAATATTTAGGCTAATCGAATATTCTATTTATTAAGCGCGACCAAACGGAGATGGTCTAAATCTCTTATTGTCGCTAATATTCTTGGTTTCTTCGGGGATTGATTCAGGTCTATATGTGACAGTATCTTTTTTGGAAATACTTCCTTCATGAACTCCATAAGGATGTTCTGGATTACCCCAGTATCTTCTAGTATTATCGTCACTATCAATTCCATTATCTTCAGGCATAGCCTCATTTTGAATGTTACCTGCAACATCTAAATCGGTATATCTATCAAACTTATTATTGATAATTCCCTCCGTATTAAATCCATTGTTCTCAACTGTATCAGCAATGTCGCGATGGTCGTCTCGATATTGTCTGAGAGTAATACCAAAGAAGTATTTTCTTTGAAGAAAACTCTGATCAGGGATTTCTATTCGAACATCTGTGATTTCATAAAGAAGATTATTCCAATCAGGCTTTATCAAATCAGTTGCTTTTGGAAATATCTGAGCCTTTGAGTAACCTTTATAATTGAATTGAGCGCCGCCTCTTTCAGAAATAATTGGATTATGATTTAATGGATTTAGTAAAGGAGCTATTCCATAATTCTGTAAACTCACATAATTCATTTCAAAGAATGTAGCTCTGTGAATAAATACATTAATTTCG